GCAGTACACGCTTGAGGTGATAATTGATGACTTGTCCAAAATGTTTGATATAATCAGTGTAGAGGGCAAGAAGGCATATAAGGAGAAGCGATGAAGATCAATACCGGTTTGCGTATAAACAGGATTCCTGAGAGGCTTCCGATTGGTAGTTGGGGAGGAGGCGTATCCACGAGGAAGAGGAAGGGGATTCAGTATGGGTATGAGTGGCTTGCGCCTACGTCTGCTAGTGGGATTAACGCCGATAAGTATCAGAATCCCTATCGTTATCTTACGAATGATCAGTGTTGGGATGCCTATCGTCGGTGTTCTGACCTTCGTGCATCGATAGATTCCATAGTGCGCCGTGTTGCGACTTTCGACTGGGTGGTTAATCCGGTGATAAATCCGCATGATCCGAGGTATGCGGAGATACTACAGGTTTGTGAAAAGGTTCGTGGATTTCTTCTACGACCCAATCGCAATGGGGATACATGGCAAGAGGTTATGACCTCCTTTCTCACGGATACGCTTGTGTATGACGCAGGCGTTCTTGAACTGGCATACGACATGAATGGTCGGTTGCAGGAGTTGGTTCCCTTGAGGGGGGCTAGTGTTTCTCCTGTGGTTGACGAGCATGGCCGCGTCCTTGAGTACGAGCAGAATACGATGGGTACTCAGAACAGGTATGTGCTTAGAGATCCGGAGGATGAATCCCCAGTGTTTAAGCCTGGTGAGATAATATTCTTCAGTCTTTTTAAGAACACTTCGAATCCCGCTGGAAATCCACTTATAGATTCTCTGGTGTATGAGATAATTGGTTTGTTGAGGGCAACTCAACATGCGATGCTTAATCTTGATGCGGACGAGATTCCATCCGGTATTCTTGTTCTTGCCGGGATTGCGGGAAGGGCAGCGGAAGAGGCGAAGGCAGACCTGCAAAAGCTGAAGGGTCAAGACCACAAGATAAGGGTTATGACGACTCCAGACCCATCCGGTGTTGGGGCTAAGTGGCTACAGTTGAAGCGGACTCCGAAGGACATCGAGATGCACGAGGTTATCATGGATCTCAGGCGGGCAGTATACCGGACTTTTGGTGTTATGCCTGTGGAGATGGGGTTGACGGAGGATATGCCGAGAGCTACTGCTACTGCTCAGTTGGATGTGGCGAGTTCGCATCTTGTGACTCCGATTCTTGAATTATTGCAGGCAAAGATAAACGCACAGGTTATTCCCGCCTATTTGCAGGATGAAAGCCTTTCTTCTCTTATTAATTTTAGCTTTGACCGAGAGTCAAGACTTACTGCGAAAGAGCAGGAGGAACTTGCGTCAACCCACCAGATCTACGTGAGGAATGGAATTATGACTCGCAATGAGATTCGTGAGACTCTTGGGATGCTTCCGCTTCCGGGTGGTGATGTTGCCACTCTTGAAGTTGCCGGTATGCCGACATCTCTTGAGTCATTTGGAGATGCTCCCCCTGTTGAGGAAGACTACCAGGTAGAACCCTTTAGCGAGGAGGGTGATAAAGAGATACTGGACGAGGACCTAGGTGACGAGATAGAAGAATAATTACCCACATAAAACATTATTTATAACAAAAATAAAAAATAGATGCTCTTTATCCATTATTTTGGTATAAAACTACATGTGTATTCAATATTTACTAATTAGGAATCTATGTCTAAGCTTAGAACAAGATCAGATGATGTTACCAACTTCCCGAAGCCGAAGGATAACAAGAAGGTTTCTTTGCGCAACAGCAAGTATCAGTTGTTTCCTGTGGCATACGCTGAAAAACTAAAGGAAGAGCATCCCGATATTTGGGGATTAGGTGGAAACATTGAAGGCAATAACCAATTTCGTCGTTTGGTTCCGATAGCCAAGCGAGGAGGATCTGTAACAACGGAGACAGAGGAGAAGGCGGTTCGAAAAAGAGAGGCATGGGCTGCACGACACTTGAAAAATTTCCGAATTGCAGGTACAATAGCTCAGGTTAAGTGGTTAGTTGTTGGGGATAAGGGGTTAAGTTACATGAAAAATCTAATTCAAGCCGAAATCACCAGAAGAAAAGACTCTGATAAGAGAGCAACAAAGGATTTAGGAAAGAAATCCAATGCAAAGCAGGCCATGGATGAGCTATCTGAAAAAACACAGAAGTCGTTGAAGAAAAAGGGCAAGGAACACAATGATAAGTACGGTGATTCGCCTGCAAAAAGAATTCCTCAAATAAATTATTTGGCAGTGAGCTATCATAGAGGGCTTGGTGCGTATGATACTAACCCACAATCTGTAAGACCTACTGTTACATCTGCCTCACAGTGGGCAATGGCAAGAGTTAATGGGCTTTTGTACGCATTAAAAAATGGTAAGTTCAAAAGGAAGCCTTATGATACTGATCTCTTACCTGCTGAACATCCAGAATCTGCAAAAAAATCATCAGAAATAGAAGAAATGGAGGAAGAAATGGGGAAAAAAGTAGAGGAATTCGCAAAAAACTCTGGAAATTTCGTTTTTAAGTCAAAAACGGAGCTAGAAGATGGAACGGTGAGGTATTCCTTTAAAGGAAGAGCAAAGGCATCCTTCCCGATCAGCCAATTAAACCTTCTTCCTGGAGATGCAAAGGAAGATTCCGTGGAATCGGATGTCGAAACTCGACATATTGAGAAGGTGACTGAAACGGAAGACTCTTTTGTGGTGGAATTCAAGAAATCGCATTCCGATCAAGAAGAATCTATGGAGAATTATAGCGAATCCAAGGAAGAATTGGAGACTCGTGATTCTTATGGCAAGGAAGACGAAAAGAAATCATCAAAGTTTATCATCGAGGGGATTGCAAGCTCGACTAGCATTGATTCTCATGGAACCGAAATGTCCAGGTCTGCATTGCAGAAGATGTCAGGACAAATAAAATCAGGTATTCCGATACTTCCATCCCATGCAAGCCACAATGCCAATGGTATTGGGGAATGGGACGAGGTTATTGGTAGAACAGCAGGGAGCGATATTGTTCCCGAACGGAATGTGAAGAACCCAGCGGATAAAGGCGAGCAGCAGTATTTGTTGATGGTACGTTCCGTTCTTTACAAGGACGAGCCTAAGACGCAGGCTTTGTTGAGGAGACTGAACCGAGGCGAACCAATTGGCCAATCCATAGGGGGTTGGTTTGAGGATGTCGATGTCATTGAAAAAGACGGAGAAATCCAGCGAGTAATCGTGGAGGATGTGACGCTCGACCACATTGCGATTACTCGTGCGCCCTCGAATCCAGACAGCATAAACCTGATGACTCTTTCAGTCAGAAATGCACTTGAAAACTGCGTTACCGAAATCCGAGAAGCGGTTCCATCAAGCAAGATGGCACTTGCTCCTATGGATACTCCATGGGATTGGGACACCGATGCGGCCAATTCCGTATTGGGCGACCCTCCCAATTGGAGCAGATTCAAGAAAGCCCATCTCTATGTGGCCAAAGGGGAAGAAGAGAAAAAGTCGGGATATAAACTTCCAGTGGCTAGAATGTTTGGAGATGAACTTAAAATTGTATATCGGGGTGTTGTCGCTGCCATGGCTGCATTGAATGGAGCTAGAGGTGGTGTTGATATTCCTGATTCTGATAGGTCGAAAATCTATAACAACATTAAGAGGTATTACGAGATGTTTGATAAGGAAGCCCCCCCTCTTCGTTCGGAAGATCCGATTGAAGATACAACCCCATCCATTGAAACAGAAGAAAATCTATCTTTAACTGAAACTGACGTTTCAATTAATAATAAATCTGAAGAAGAGTCCGAACTTGACATTCGCTCGGAAACAGGTCACAATGATGCTGTTGAGGCTCGTGCTGAAGACAGTGCAACAACTAACTCATCTGGAGAAGACATGAATGATAATGATTTTGCAAAATTTGCAGAACTTTTGAATGGGGCATTGGCTCCATTAGCAGAGCGGGTTGCTGCGCTTGAAGCAGCACCAGAGAAAAAAGAAGTGATTGAAGAAAAAGTTGAGGTTCGAACTGAGGAATCTGCCGAAGTTGCTGAACTTAAACAAAGACTTCAGAAAGCAGAGGCTATGATTACTCGCGTAATCGAGACTCCAATTCGTCGCGGAAGCCATGCGGCCCCAAGAAGTGGAGTTCTGGCAGAGGATATGTACACTCGTACTGCTCTTGCTGCTGAGAAAGAGGGGCTTAGGGTTCTTCCTAAAATTGTAAAGCGTCATGCTGAAGATTTGAGCAATGACAATAATAAACTCACCAAAAATGATTTGATCGCTATGCTTACTCAGGGACTTCGTGCCGCTGAGATGGATGGTCTTTTAAATCATTCCACTAACACAAAACTTTGGCAATAATTAGGGATTGGAGGAAAATAAAATGACTAATTGGACTGGAATAGATACTGGCGCAAAAGAGCGTTTTGAACGCGCTACTGACATTATGTATGATGATGGTAGTGGTAATGGTTCTGTATTACTACAGAAGTACATTGATCGAGTAGTACAATTTCTTACTTTGCGAGAAATGGGATTAATGGCCGTCCTTGACAAACGACAAGGAACTGGACCTGCTGCTTATGTAAACCAACGAACCGCTGGTGCTGTTGGTGGGCAATGGCTTGCCGATGATGGTGCTTCTTCTGCTACTTCTGAGGTAGGTACCTTTGAGCAAAAAGAATTCAAGTATAAAACGCTTGTTACAAAAGGAACTGTATCTCGTAAGATGCAGGCTATTGGTCAATCTTATATTGATATTCTTGCAATGGAAATGGCTGGAAAAGCAGAAGATTTTTCTTCCACAATGGAAGAAGGAATAATCTATGGTACTTTAGGTGCTTCTGCGGGAGTCGAGCCAATGGGGCTTATTACGCTTCTTGAGAATGCTAACAGAGATTCTGCAACAGCAGAAGTTCAAGGCAATCACATTAAAAACAATTCTGCTGGGCAAACTGCGGCATCAGACTGCCACTATGTTTTTCCTTTGTCTCTTGCAAACTTGGATGCCACTATTGATGCTGTAAAAGGATCTTCGGTGCGAAGTGATTTGGTTATTGTTGGATCATTTGCTGCAATTCGACAAGTTAATGCTGCATTACAAGGTATGCAGCAATTTGTTAATGAGGTTGAAATCGCTGCTGGATTTAGAGTAAGAACTTATGATGGAATCCCATTGATTGTTTCAACTGAGATGAAGAACACCCTTCGATTCAATGATCCTACCAGTGGCGTAAATGCCCGAAGTGGACACATTAGAGCGGAAACAGGTGGTACTGGATGCCAATTGTTTGTGATAAACAAACGTCATGTATTCTTATCAGAATTGACTCCAACAACTGTTTTGCCTTTGGCTAAAACAAATTCTATGGAAGATCTTTTTGATATGTATTGGGACGGTGCGCCAGTATTAGCAAACCCATACGGAATGGGTATACTTTCAAACATTGCTTCCGATGGACAAGTCGCTTCAAATTAATAATAATACATATATTAATAGCAGATGCCTATGTGGGAGCAATCTTGCATAGGCATTTTTTAAATGATACAATTAATTTATAGGAGAGAAATATGTTTTGTTTAAGAAGATACGATAGGGTTCCAAATTTTCCAATATTAATGGCCGCATATACCGAGCAAGTAACTTCAATTCCATTTAATTTAAATGGCGTTATTGCTTCTACTCTTTTCGTAAAAGATGTTCATACAAAAAATAGAGCATTAAAGATGGGATGGAAAGATGAAACATCCGAATATAATATGCAAGTAGAGGCACAAAAATTACAACAAAGTAAAAAAGAAGCTGTTGTTGAAACTTTTTCTGCGGCAAGTAAACCCAAGAGAAAGAGGAAGAAGTAATGCCTACCTTTGCATCATCTACCGCAATAAAAAGAATGTTGGGGATACCCTCGGCAGTCACGACTCACGACGATGCAATAACCGATCTTCTTGATGCGGTTGATCAAATTATTTTGGATGAGTTGAATTTAACTGGCACTCCTTATGGGGCAGGGACTACCTATACCGATAAATTAGATGTTACATCATCTGGACAGAGCATGATAAACACCACACATCGTCCGGTTATATCCGTAGCTGGATTGACGATTGGTGGAAGTGCCTATGTTGAGGGAACCGATTACAAAATCGACAAGAGCCTGGGAATGATTACACTGATGCCAATGGGTACTTTTCTGCCTGTGGGAACTGAAAAAGTGGTTATCACCTATAATGCAGGGTTTGCTTCTGGTGTCCCTGCTGACTTGGTTTATGCGGGTAATTTAATAGCCTGTTCAATGTTTAACCAACAAGCACATGTGGGGTTTGCATCTGAGAAGGCCGGAAGCTATACTTATAGTCTCGGAAAGGGTACTGGTTCTACAATACCGGCCTTAGCCAATAGAATACTAAACAAACACAGACGCATTTTTGCAAGGGGAGCAACATGACTTTAGTAAGAACATACAATG